GGTGGGAAAAACGATTAAGAGAAACAGGTTTATTTGGTAATGGCGGTCCCCTTGCATGACAGACGAATTATTCGCACTTGTTTGGGTTTTGAGCTTTGGGCTTTACTTGCTGATCTATACTTATTGGATTCCGCTAAGAACTCAGAAAAAGATTGAGTCCTGGTTGTTATCTGAAGAATCAGACGAAACCCTGTTAGCTAGCCTTGGAGTGATCACTAAACAAATCCGTGAACAAGCCCTGGTTGACTTCGAGGAATTTATGATTCCTGAGGCTAGAAAGGCAGCAATAGATTTCTGGAACGGTGCTATGGGAAACGCTGCCAAGAAACTTGGCCAGACAGAAGAGGGTTCACAATTGTCTCTGTTGCATAGTATGACTGAAGAATTAAAGGATCAACCGTGGTACATCCAGGCTGCAGCGTCCAAGTTGATCCCAGTTATTCAGAAAGCTGCAGACAACCAGGGAAAAACGAAAGTTACCAAACTAGTACACGGCAAGTTCGGGTTTGACTAGGCCTTGAAACGCCAAATAACGCCCCTGCAGCGCCTTCCAGCGCCCCAAACTCGCTTTTAATACCCATTGCTACCCCACCTCATCCTTAACGCCTTCCTGTCCTTTAAAACAAAAGTGACTGTAATGCTATGTTTTCGTCCCTTTCTTCTAGTACGCGTCTAAAAGGTTTTGTTTAAAGATTCTTAATAACTTTTTGGCAATCGTAACAGATTGTCAAGTGGTCATTATACCTATCAGTGCGCAAGTGATCAACATTACGTAGACAGATGTTACAGCGTCGCTTCATTTATCCTTCTTGCAGTGTGTGCAACCCCAGGAATCAACATAGCCCTGGAACATAGGGATCTTATCAATAATGGACATTTTCTTTTCGCACTTGAAACACCTTCGTTCTTCTAGAAGTTTCTTTTGCTTATCAGTGAAACCCATTCGGTCTGTTTGTAAAGAGCTCACGGGAACAATACCTCTAGCCAATATGCACCAGTATCGAACCTGGTTAATTGCCATTCTGATTTACCGTAGTGCTGATTCAGTTCCTTAGTGAACTTGTCACCAGGTGATCCTTCGTTAAGTTGTTTCATTAACTGTTTAGCACTCTGGCATTTGGTTTGCCAGTTGCACTCTATGGTTTGCCCTTCGAGCTCTGCTTCTTTCTTATCCCTGTCCACTACGTTATCAGGTAGAGGAGGTAGGGAATCATAGGAGGGGTGGAAAGAAAGAGAGATAGGAAAAGAAAGCTTCTCTCCATACTGTTCCGTTTCTACGATCTTGCCTGGTCCCGTAAAACGGAACCTGGCCTCCATGCCAGGTGGTACTTCCCGCATGACGGGAATACTACCAAAACTAAACTTTGACTTGTCGGTCATAATAATAAGAATATCAGTGTTTCATAAATAGTTATGCTAGTGGAAAAAGGTTATATAATGGATTAAACATTAATTGATATGACAAAGGGGAAAGGCCTCTACACTCGAAAAGGTGCTAGTGGGCGAAAGATGTTCTTTAGAGATGGGAAGTTAATCTCTGAGAAGTCATACCGTTCCTCGTTAACTCGTCGGTCTACGGGGTCACGCAAACGCAACCCAAGGCCTTCCCCTAGGCGAACCAATAGGAGAAAAAATATGGCAAGATACAGAAGGCCCGCAATGCCGCATCCAAGTGTAACCGGCCTAGCCGCTGGACTTAGTGTAGCAAGTTACTTAGATACAGGATTTGGAAAGAAAAGTCCTGGTGTTATCAAAGCTTTATCAGAAAGCAACGTTTCAAAAGCTTTTAATGAACTAACAACGAATTCAATAGACTTGATCACTAGTGATTCAGGAAAGAAAGTACTAACCACGGCAATTGTTGTTGCAGCAGCTGGTGGTGTAGCACGAAAATGGTTCCCATCCATTAAACTTGGGGGATCTAAAGTCTATATGAGGATCTGATTGGATCATATAAAATAAAAGGAGAAAAACAATGGCAGGACTACAAACACGAACATATACAACGGATGGCGGGGCTTCATTAACAGCTGGTACCTTCACGGCACTAAGCGCATTAATGGGATCCAGCCAAAGTACAACTAATCCAGAAGGGATGAATAAAGTGGTACGAATCTCACTAAGCGCAACAGCGCACCAGGATTCAGCAACTGATGGTATCAGTGTCTTCAAGTTTGCTGGTGATGGAGTAAGCGTACAGCAGATATTTGCTGGACCCGCTTGGACTATCCAGGCAGCTGGACCACTAATGGGAAACAATGGAGCACCCGTAGTTATTGAGAATTCCGCAGGACTTTTCGATATTATACCAGGTAACCAAATTGACTTTAGTGTTAGTTGCACAACCGCTGAAACTTGTGATATAGCAGTATCAATAACGTACGCAGCTTAGGATCCATATGGCTATCTTAGGCGGTGTAGGCAATCCAGTAGGCGGTAGTTTCACTGGTCCAGCGGAAGCTTTAGAGATTATTGGAGATCATGCTTACGCCTACAATAATTTATCAGCTAATACCGTTAGCGCAGCGGCTATGAATTTTACGACTGGTAACTATTATTTTGTGGGTACACTACAAATTAATATGCCATTCAATTATAGTTCACCCTCAGATAGTATCGCTTATTTAGAAGCCAAACTAAACGGCTCGGTTGTTTCTCTTTTAACAGTTGGTAACGTACCACCTGATGCTAACGAACAAGTTACTCAGGATCTGATTATTCCATCCTACACGGAAGTCCAAATAAACATAAAAGCCAATGGTACCGTACCTACTAGATTAACTACCGTAACTTTAACAGGCAGAATATACAGATCCAGGGAATAATGCCATACGAAGACTACAACTGGGAACAGCTCCTGGTTAGGTTCTTACTCCTGGCAGTAGCTATCCTGGAAGGGATCAGGCAGTTTGATTAATGGTCAAAGTTGACCTTAAGGAAATTCCTTGGGAGGTTGTTATACCAGCAACTATCCAGGCGTTCACTCCATTTATCCAGGGAATTACCTGGTTAGCAATATCTAAAATAGATAAAAGGATCAGTGCGATGAATAACTTAATCGCAATAGCTGAAATTGTACCTACAATCGACCTAGGACTGCCAAAAGGAATTGTCCTGGCTGCAATGTATGATAAAACTGATGAGGCTTTAGACATGATAAATCAACTTGCCCAGGCAGTAGGTGATCTTCCTGGTAATCTTAAGCAGTTTATTCAAGATCAAGTGGATATAGCAAAAACAGAAATTGAAGAAGTTTTTGAACCAATCACAGAGAAAGCAGAAGTGTCATGGTGGGAAAAACGATTAAGAGAAACAGGTTTATTTGGTAATGGCGGTCCCCTTGCATGACAGACGAATTATTCGCACTTGTTTGGGTTTTGAGCTTTGGGCTTTACTTGCTGATCTATACTTATTGGATTCCGCTAAGAACTC